CGATTATGGCGCGTATCGACAATGCGACGGTCATGCAATGCGACCGTTGCGGCAGAAACAAATGGTACAAGGACTTGGACGATCCGGATATCAAGACGTGGTACAACGTCAACCGGTTGGACTCCTCCGGCACGGTCCACGACTACCTGTTTTGCGATCAGGATTACGCGGACTATGTGAACAAGCTCAAGGACTTTGATAACAGCTTCGACAGTTGGATGCAGAACGGAGGCAAGCGGAATGGTTGAACTCGTCACCGGTCATGCGGGCAAGGCGCACGCGACAGCGGAGCAGGCGGCGGGATTGAACGCCGGCATTCTCGGCTTGGATGATTATGTCCTGAACGTGCACGACAAGTTCGAAATCACGGTAGTCAGCGCGAACAAGGTGACCATCGGCACGGGCGAGCTGGTCATGCAGGGCCGTCACGTCAGCCAGGGCACGCCCGAAGATTTGATCATCACGAACGGCAGTCAGGGCATGAAACGCAATGATCTGATTGTCTGCCGGTACACGAAAAGCGCGGGGTTGGTTGAGTCGGCTCAACTGGTCGTGGTCAGGGGCACGCCCACCACGGGCACGCCCACCGACCCCGCCGTGAACACCACCAGCCCGTTGGACGGGGGCACCACCTACGACATGCCCTTGTACCGCATCCCGCTGGACGGCATCACCATCGGCACACCAGTCGCATTGTTCAACGTTTTGAAACCGATGAGCGACGTGTGGGATTCCCTAACCCCTGTCACGGGCCAAGTCAGGATGCCGTATTCCGACAGGTATATCACTCTGGTTCGTGTCGGCCGTATTGTCACCGCCTGCGCGTATATCACGCTGACAAGTAATTTCACTCAGACCGGCAACACATCCGTCAGCGAGACAATCCCGAAGGGTTTCAGACCGTCCGGCGATTCCCGCGCGGTCATGCGCGGCACCGACAACAGCGGCGCGACCAGTTTCTACCTTTACGGCACGCCGGAGGGGAAAATGGTGTTGAACGGCACCGGATATACCGGCCGATTCGTCGGTATATCCGGCTGTTGGATTACCGCGTAGCTTTCCCTAACCCAGCGTTCTACGACGTGGCGAGTACCTTACAGCCGCGACAGCATTTTGCTTACGCGCATCGGTGATATCTGTTTCATGGGTGGCAACGTAAAATTCAACAGTAGCGGGCAGAACAATTACACGAAGGCTCAGGAGAAGCTCCCCGAAGGGTATCGACCCGTCACCGTCAATACGCCCGTGGCCGTTTTCGGTGGTGAAACGACATTCATCTGTTACGGCGAGGCCAATGGCACCGTCACGATGCTTGGCAATCCGAACAGCGCGTACGCGGGATGCACCGGCGTATGGAGGACCGCCGACCCGATGCCCGCCGCATAGCTTCGGGACACTGGCTCAGGCGGTTGCACTGTCTTGCAGTGACCCCACGGGTCATAGCGCGTATGAGACGGTCATGCCGAACGCGTCCGTGCCCTGCGTGCCGCCCTGATTGGCGTAGGTCATGGTTCCGTTCGCGTTTACGTTGATGGTCTTCTGGTTCGCGCCGTCGCGTCCGCCAAATGAGAAATTCAAATCCATTGGAGGACGCCAGCTTTCAGGCAGGGTTCCGAAATTGCCGGTGTTCCACGAGCCGGACGCCGACGAATTCCAGTCGATGCGCAACGTGACGAGCGAGCCGCGACGGTAGCCTTTGACGGTACCGTAAGTGGAGTTAATCAGCGTCAGCACTTCGGTCTGGGTTAGGGAAAACTATTGCCTGTTCCAGATTGCGATCCAGCTTCCGAATATCGCGACCCTCCCGCACCAGCGGTTGTCTTTGGTGTTCCACAGGCGGAAGCGTATCTGGTTTACGTCGCTGGTATCCCAACGTTGTGCGGTGTACTCGCCGGCCTGGCCGAAACCAGTGCCGAACGGCCCAATCGTGTAGGCCGCGTAATCGGCTTTCTTCCCGTTTGGGGATTGGACGTTGATGTAGAATGTGCCGTCATCATGCGTGGTGATGGTATGGCCTCCGCACAGAATATACGGCATTCGGGTTAGGGAATCCCGTTCAGGCTATTAGGGCTCGTTCCCAGAGGCGTTGCGCGTCTCTCAAAGCCGTGATATCCGGTTTGAGGTAGTACTTCGCGGTGGTTTTGATATCGCTGTGGCCGAGCATTTTCGACACGATGGCGATATCCGCTCCCGCCGCCAGAGTGTTCGTCGCCCATGAGTGACGCAGGTTGCGTGCGGGCACATGCGGCAGATCATGCCGCTTGCAGTAGGCCTTGTATTGGCGTGCGGCTTGCGGCGGGGTGAGGGTGCCGATGAGTCGGCCCCCCTCGCGTGGTTTGATTTCGCGCAATCGTTTGACCGCGAAGCGCGGCAACGGGAGCGTGCGGCGGGACAGTTCGGTTTTCGGCGGTACGACGGCCTCATGCCCGGCGACCCATTGCAGGCCGCGCTCCACGTGCAGGACGCCGCGCTGCAGGTCGAGGTCGCCCCATTCGAGCCCGTATCCTTCTTCGGTGCGGAGTCCGCATGAGACGGCACAGATAAGCCACGCCTCAAGCGGATGACCGTAAAAGCCCCGCAACAGCGTGCGCTGCTGGCGGATGGTCAATATTCGCGGCTCGTAATGAGGTTTGGCCGGCAACTGGATATCGCGTCTCGTGATATCCACGTCCAACAGGTTCCAGCGGATAGCCCGCCTGAGTATCGCGCGTAGTACGGCCCATGCCTTGCGCGCCGCGCCCGAACTGGCGAACCCGACGAGCCACTTGTCCACCAATTCAACGCTTATCGATTCCATCTGCATTGCGCCGAACCTCGGGGCCACGTGCAACCGCCACGCCGACTCATAGCCGACACACGTGGACTCACGCAGATTCGCCGTGCAATACGGCCAAAACCGGCCGTTCCAAAACTCTCGTAACAGCATTTTCAACCTCCGAAAACCCACACGCCCGTTGGCCTATCCAACGGGGACGAACGTGTGGGTTTTCCCACCGTAAAGGAGCTTTCCAATGTCTTTGCTCGCTCACATCGTCGATTGGCTCGTGCCTTTTATCTGTGGCGGCGTGGCCACGGTTTTGGGCCTGATGTGGCGGTGGGGCAAAGCCATGGTCAACGGCCTGCGCGAGCTCCTGCTGTGCCAGTTGGAGGACCTGCGCCGGGAAATGGTCATCGAGCACGACGGAGTGGCGGACGAAGACCTCAAATCACGCAGTCAACGCCTCTACGACAGCTACCACAGCCTGGGTGGCAACGGGCACGGAACCGCTCTCAACGAGGACATCCAATCCGCGCCGATAGCGCCACGACAGTCCTGACCCACGACCGTGGGCCACAAACAATATCCATCCCAGAGAAAAGGGAAACATGGTCAACAATTTGAAACGTCATCCCAAGCCCTCGCTGCCGGACGAGCTTCGCCCGGACGTTGCACCGGAAACAATCATCGAATCCAATAAGGAGGAACAGTAATGACCCAAATCCATATTTCCATTAGGAAGCCGAAGACGGGCGGCTTGGACCCTGTGACCGGTACGCTGCGGTTCCGCCCGGTGCGTCGTCATTTCGACGCGGCGAAGAATCTTGTCATCGCGGCCTCGTTCGACGCGAATCTGTCCGAAACGGGTGAGCTGACGGTTGACCTGCTGCCTACGACTCCTGCGTTTGTGTGGCAGGTCGTGGAGTTGGCTGATTCGCCGCAGGCGTACACGCGCTACGTCGAAGTGCCGGACTCCAAGACCAAGGTCGAATACGCCGACCTCGTGGAGGTTGACGCCGGCACGTTCGTCCCGAAGGACATGCAGGGCTCCCAATTGCTGAAGGTTCGCCACGCTTCCACCCAGTCGGAGGCTGAGACGCTTTCCGCCCGATACCCGGATGCGGTGGTGTTCTTCGACGAAACCGCCACGACCATGAAGGCCGCTGCGGCCTTGAGCACGCTGGAGTCCATCACGACCGAAGCTCAAACGAACGCCGCGTTGGCTAGGAGCGCCATGCTGAGCGCACAGTCCTCGGCTGATTCCGCGACCGCCACCCAGTCCGACCTGAGCAGTCTCGCGTCGAACGCCAGTATGGCGGCGGCTTCCGTCGCCAATGATTCGCAGACCGTGGCCGACACCGCCAACGCGGTTGCGGCGAAGGGCGAATCGGCTATCGCCACCATCGATTCGACGGTGCAGGCGGTCAAGGACAAGGCGGAGGCTGCGACCACCGTACTGCCTTCCACCGGCACCACCGAAGGCACCACCGACACCGGCACCACCGAGGAAACCACGGAGGAACCCGGCAAGGACTCCACGCCAGCCAAGGCCAAGAAGGCCACCGTGAAGGGAGCCTGACCATGCCAGCCTTTTACGCCGGCAAACGTGTCGGCAAACCGTTGATGGGAGGCCACACGTACAACGCCATGTTCAACGGCAAACTCGTATGGCCCCTCGACAAGGACACGGTCGTCTCCGTCAATATCACGGATGATAAGGGCAAGCCGTTGCCCAAGTCTCTGGCCGTATCCGGCACCCTGAAACTGGGGGCGAAAGCCACGTATGCGGACGGTCATGTTGGCGATCTGCTCACCACCAATGACGTGACGTTCGCGAGCAGGGACACTTCCACCGCCACGGTTTCGGGCAACACGCTCACGTGGCGGCATGGCGGAACCATATTGGTGACGGCCACGGTCAACGGTTTCACTTCCGCCGCCGTGTCCATCAGCGCGGCCTACGCGCCCGAGTCCATCAAGGTCACGGACGATTCCGGCAAACCCATCGACAACATCACCCTGCGCGTCGGCGAGAGCAAGAACCTCAAGGTGACGATCCTGCCCGATGCGGCATCGCAGGAGTATACGGCATCCATCAAGGATGTGAGTCTCGCATCAGTCAGACAACAGTAAGGGGCAATATCATGCCAACAGGCAGATTCTAGTGGTGGTTGCAACACCTGAGGTTTGAGCGGCCTTCCATGGTCACGTTGTCGGTTGTTGAGGTTATCAC